TCAGGAAATCAAAACTTGATTACCAAGACCAAGACGCTGCAACCGGCTGAGGTGTACACCTTCCCAGAGCTGGTTGGGCATGTGCTCAACCCCGGCGGGTTCATCTCCACCGTTGCCGGAACTGCTGCAACGATCAACATTCGGGCTAGTGGACGGGAAGTGACTTGATGATTGTTCGAAAAGCCACCGATAAAGACTTGAATCAATATGTAACGCTAGCACAAGCGTTTCATGAAGCATCGCCAATGCATGGGCAAATTGATTTTGATGTTGATGGCTATTCGAAGTTTTACCTTTCATCGTTGGAAAACGATGGCGTTGGGCTATGGCTGGCTGAGATGAGCGATGAGATAGTTGGGATTTGTGGCGCTGTTGCATATCCGTTGTACTTCAATCCTTCAGCCATTGTGGTTCAAGAATTGTGGTGGTGGCTGACTCCAAAGTCTCGGGGAAGCGGCGCTGGAAAAGAAATGTTTAAGCAAATTGAAAGTTGGGCAAAAAAGAAGAATGCTTCTGCTCTTTTCATGATTGCATTAGAAGATAATCGTTCCAAGAAGATGGAAAATCTGTACGCTCGGGCAGGTTTTAAACCAATCGAGCGTACATTTATGAAAAAGGTCACATCATGGCAATAGGTACTGGAACAGCAATTCTTGCCGGAGCAGTTGGATCGGCGTTGCTTGGAGGGAGTGCTTCAAAAAGCGCGGCCAAAGCTCAAGCCGCATCAGCGGATCGTGCTGCACAACTCCAGAAGGAGATGTTTGAGAAGCAAACCTCCTTGCAGGAACCATTCAGACAAGCCGGGTTGACCGCCCAGCAGCGGTACATGAACATGCTTGGCCTGCAAGGTCAGGCGCCAACGGCTCGTTCTGAGGCTGAGATTCGCAATGCTTTGTCTGCTCAATACATGCGTCCAGGCGCAGGCCCTGAGAGCGGCGGATATTATGAGGACGTCTGGCAAGGCGGTAACGACTCTGGGGAGATGGTAAAAAGGTGGGTTCCGAGAGTCGCTGACACTGTTGACGAAGCCGGACTAAGCGCAGCCGTCCAAGCGGAAATTGCTAAAGATCAAGCGGCGCAGCAAGCCTACCAAGCCGAAAGGCAAGCGCCCGGGTTTGGAAAATACGCCCGTGACTTTGGCATGGAGGATTTCCAGCAAGACCCGGGTTATGCCTTCCGTATGAGCGAAGGCTTGAAGGCGCTGGATAGGCAAGCAGCAGCCCGAGGTGGGCTTATCTCTGGTGCGGCTCTGAAGGGTGCCCAGCGATTCGGCCAAAATGAGGCTTCTCAAGAGTACACAAACGCCTTTAACCGGTATCAGACCAACCGGGCCAATCAACTCCAGCCGTTGGAGTCACTGATGGGGACGAGCCAAACCGTAGCTAACACACTTGGCAATGCTGCTGGGAACTATGCACAAGGCGCTGGTGAGGCTTACATGGGCGCAGGTAGTGCCCGTGCTTCTGGCTACATGGGCGGCGCCAATGCGTTGACTGGTGCCCTGAATCAAGGGTTGAACATGTATGGGGATCAGCAGTACTTGAATAGGATGAGGCCACAAGGGGGTGGGGTAGGCGCTCAAGTCGGCAGTTCCGTGTCCTACCTTCCTGATGATCGCGACATTGGGATCGGCGGGTCGTGGACATAATTATATAAAGGTTAATCATGCCAATTGATCCAAGAATCGCAATGGGCTTCCAGCCCACCGTACAGCTTGAGTCCCCTCTGAACCGGCTTGCTAAGTTTCAGCAGATCGAGAGCGGGCAGCGAGCCAATGAACTTGCCAATATGCAAATGCAGGAGTATCAGCGCGGCTTGCGGGAGCAGGAAGGGCTGAGGAACTATCTTGCTGGCAGCCCTGATCTTGCATCTCCAAAAGGTCAGTCTGAACTCATGCGGTATGGTCAAGCAGGCGCTGGGTTTGCTAAGACAATAGCCGAAAGAGCCAGCGAACAAGCCAAGTTGCTGGAAACCAAAGCAAAAACTGAATCCTCTCAATTTGACTTGAGTAGAAAACGACTTGCCGCTGGATATCAAGCAGTCTCATCCGCTAAGAGTGGCGCTGATGTAATTGCCGCACTGGATGATGGCGTAAGGCAAGGTTACTTCTCGCAACAACAAGCAGATGCGCAGAAGGCTGAACTTGCTGGCCTGCAAACAATGCCTGAGTTCCAACAATGGCAGCAAAAAAAGCTCCAAGGATTAATGTCGGCTGAGAAGCAGTTAGAAATGTCAATGCCTAAGCCGCGCGAAGTGAAGCGCGCGGACGGGAGCATTATTTTCTTGGATGAAAATCCAAACAGCCAAACATTTAAGCAAGAGGTTTTGCCGTCTCAGGCCCCGGGCATGACCCCTGCTCAAATTGAGCAAAACAAAATCGCACAAGGCCAACTTGCGGTATCTCAAGGTCAATTGCGTGTTTCTCAACAAAGAGCAATCAGAGAGGAAGACCCAGCATTCCAGCAACTAATGTCTAATGCTAGGGCAACTGGAGAGGCAATAGCCAAAGGCGACATTGGAGCAGTGCAGGCGTTGCCAAAAATAATCACTCGGGCTGAAGAAGGCCTGCGATTGATTGACGAAATGATTGGCAAACGCGATTCAAAAACCAGAAAGCTACTTTCAGGCGAGAAAGCACACCCTGGTTTTCAAAACGCTGTTGGTGCAACTTGGCTGCCCGGTGCCAGACTTGTTCATGGCACTGACGCAGCAAGTTTTATGGCGCGTTTTGACCAGATCCAAGGCGCTTCATTTCTTGAGGCATTTGAGTCTCTTAAAGGTGGTGGCGCTATTACTGAGAAAGAAGGCACAAAAGCCACCAGCGCAATCAATCGCATGTCCATAGCAACAAACGAAAAAGAATTTATTCAAGCGGCTATGGATTTGCAATCAGTAATTCGCAACGGCGTTGAAAAAGCAAGGTCTAAGGCGGATCGTACTGGCGTTGGACAAATCCCATTGCCGTCTGCTGGAGGCGCTAGGCCAATATCCCAAGGCCCAGCAAGCCCGTTGCCACCTAGCTCGTCCGGCAACGTAATTGATTTTGGGAGCCTCAAATAATGGATGTTCGTCTGCCAGATGGAACAGTTATCAGGGGCGTGCCCGATGGCATGAGCAAGGCTGATCTTACGGCCAAGTTGCAGGCTAACGGGTACGATGTAAGCAAACTTGCGCCAACGACTGAGCCGCAAGAAGTTGCGCCTAGTGAAGGAATGCCTTCACAAAAACGTTTTGATTACGCAAGTTCTACTCTTGAAGAAAGACGCGCCGCAAGAAAAGCTGGAATACAAGCATCTAAAGATTTCAGAGCTGGTATGGTAACTGCTGTCCCGGAAATTGGAACTAACATACTAGGCATAATTCCTGGCGGAGAACGGGCTCAACAATCAATTTCCAACTTGATTGCGGGAGTGCCAAGCGATGTGCCATTTGAACCAAATGCTGGAAGGCAGGCAATACGCTCTCTTGCGCAAGACGTAACCGGCGGAGATCCCAACTCTCCAATGGCTTCATTTGCCAGAACAGGCACACAAATTGGCTTGACTCTTGGCGCTCCCGGTGCGGCGGCTAGAACGTTGCAACTTGGGGCAAAAGCTGTTCCGGCAGCATCAAAGTTCCTGACCCCAGTGGCAACGGCGGTTGAATCCGGTGGGTTTGGCGCCAATGTAGCTGGCAATAGACTTGCAGACTTGGCACTTCGCGGTTTAGGCGGAGGAATTTCTGGTGCTGCGAGCATGGCTCCGATTGATTCAGAAAGCATCGGGCTTGGCGCTGGGTTTGGCGCTGCGTTACCAACAATTGTTAGACCCATTGCAGGTGCTTACAAAGCAGTTGCCCCTTGGGTCAAAGACTTGTTTGATTCTCAACTAAAGGCAGCAAACATTGCTCGGCAGGCAGCGGGTCCAGAACTGGCGGCAATTCAACAAGCTGCACGTGTTGCGCCATCAACTGAAACAGCAGCCCAAGCCGTTGCCGGAGTTGATCGGGCGCAGATCCAGTCGTTGGGTGCCGCAGTTGAAAAAAGAGATGCATCCAATGCTTTGCGTAGAAATCTAGAGCAACAAACTGCTGTTGAGGAAAACGCACTTACTCGCATGGCAGGCGGCCCAACTCAGACAGCCGCTATGCAAGAGGCCGAACGGATGAAGGCGGCTCTCAATGCGCAAACTGGCCCAATGCGTGAACAGGCTATTGGCGGAGCAAACAAGACAACCGCTACAGTTCAAAAAGCAGAAGAGATATCTAAGAGAGGCCGTGAGTTCGGCGTTCCTCCTGGAGAATCTAACGCCTATTTGTACCCGCCTGGGTCTACAGAGCGTGAGGTTGCTTTGGCGACTGCAAAGAGTGCGGAAGATCGTATTGCCTCCATCAAGGCTGCTGGTCTTGAGCCTTTGAACGTCAACGGTATGGTGTCCAGCATTGAAAAGAAATTGAGCACTCCAGACATTGGCATTCCTGATTTGAATGCAAAAGCATTGAACAATGTTGCTTCCAAGCTCAGGGAATGGTCTGACAAGAACGGAGTTATTACTGGTGAGGCTCTGTACGCCATTAGGAAGAGTGCGATCAATGACGTGATTGATGCACTGATGCCGAATGCATCACAAAGCGCAAAGAATGCCCGCGCTGCCAGCGTCATGACTGAAGTCAAGCCAATGATTGACAACGCAATTGAAAAGGCAGGCGGCAAAGGATGGAAAGATTACTTGCAGACCTACGAAATGGGTATGCGAGGAATTGACCAGACCAAGATGGCTGCGCAGTTGATGGATCTCTATAGGACAAACAAGCCTGGGTTTGCGAAGCTTGTTGGAGGGAACGATACTGCCGCTGTAGAGGCAATCTTTGGCCCCGGAAGCTACGACATTGTTAAGGAAATGGGGTCAAAGATTGAGAATCTTCGCCCTATTGCTGCAAACATTGAGCGTACAGAACGGATGGGCACATTGGCTCAGGCGGGTGAGACCGATCTGCAAGCAATAATTAAGGCCAACACCTCAGGCTTTCGGATTCCATCTTTTGTTCCAAAGTCTACGGTCCCCAACGCTGTTTTGGCGGAGATGCAGAGCAGATTGAGCACCAAGGTGCTGGACCAATTGGAACGAGGCTTCCAATCTGGCGCAAGCCTGAACGAACTTCTTTCCAAGGTTCCAACTCAACACCGTGACTTTGTTGCTCGCGCTATCATGCGCTCAATGGAATCAATGGGTGGTGCAAGGAATCTGCCTGCAAACATGCTGGCACCATCCAACCAGAACGCACTAAGTCAAAACCAGTAACAGGACCCAACCATGGAATCTCAATTCATCTTCAACATTGCCGTCAGCGTTGCCGGCTTCTTCGGTGGTTGGATCTTAAGCCACATCTACCGGGCCATTGAACGTTTAGACACTGACATCAGGAACATGCCAGCCCGGTATGTTCGACGGGATGACTACAGAGATGATATGGGTGAAATTAAGACGCTGCTGGGCAAGATCAGCGACAAATTGGATCACAAGGTAGATAAACCATAATGCTTACGCTCATCAGCACCATCTGCTCATTCTTGGCTGGCGGCTTGCCAAAGTTCTTGGACTTCCTCCAAGATCGAAACGACAAGCGGCAGGAACTTGAGTTGACTAGGATGCAGATTGAGCGTGAGTTGCAATTGCGCAAACTGGGTTTTGACGCCCAGGCCAAGTTGGAGGAGATACGAAGTGTGCAACTTGAAATGGAAGCAGCCAATCAGCAGATTCAGGCCCGCATCGGTGCCCAAGTTGAGGAAACCAAATCCATCTACGCACACGATGTGGCCTTGCAAGACGGCACCAGCGCATGGGTTAGGAATCTACGCGCTAGTGTCAGGCCCGCGATAACTTACGGCTTCTTTCTGCTCTTGGTCTTGATTGACATTGGACTATTCGTGCATGGTGTGAGGGTTGGCGCCTCGTTTGACGCTCTGGCCGTGCAGCTCTGGGACGAAGGCACTCAGGCGCTGTTTGCCTCGATCATAGCCTTCCATTTCGGTGGTCGAGCCTTCGGGAAATGAAGATCTCCAAAGCAGGGATTGACCTCATAAAACACTTTGAAGGAGTCCGGCTCAAGCCATATAAGTGCCCGGCTTTGCTTTGGACTGTTGGCGTTGGGCACGTGCTATACCATGATGAGCATTACCTCTCAATGGATGGGCGACGGCATTTTCCGCTGAAGCCGGAGCATAAACGTAGTTTCACCGAGGCTGAAGTCAATGAACTTTTACGAGACGACCTTTATCGTTTTGAATCGGGCGTGGCAAGACTATGTGGAGCAAACTTGCCGCAATGTCAATTTGATGCTCTGGTTAGCTTCGCCTTCAACCTCGGATTGGGTGCGTTGCAAAGATCAACCCTCAAAGCAAAACTGACCCGAGGCGACATTCAAGGCGCAGCGGATCAGTTCCTTAGGTTTAGCAAAGCAGGTGGCAAAGTCTTACCAGGCTTGCTTCGGCGAAGAGTTGCTGAAAGAGTCTTATTTTTAAGCCTGCAAGAAAAGCCCAAAAAAGATTAATAAGGTAAATCCAAAAACTATAAGCCAAGCAATGATTGCCAGCATACGGGCCTCAAAAGACCTGTCGCAGTTGCAACTCCTGCCTTGGTAACAGTTGTTGCAGCTCATATTTCTTGCCCTTGTAAGCGTTTTGCCACCAACTGAGCGTACCCAGCTATGTCAATCCAGTTGTCGTCGTAGTTCTCATCGCCATTTACGATCCTGGCAATCTTGTGGCAAATCATGTCTAGGGCCTCCATCTGGTCGGCTTGGAGCAGCTTGCCTCGGCGCTTAAGATGGATGTTGATTGTGAATTTAAGGTCTTGAGAGACCTCAGCGTGTTTGGCAAAGACCCCGTACCGGCTGCCTCGTTCCTGCAATGTCTCGTCAATGTCTGCCACGGGTTTTCCTTTTGATTGATTCTGCCAATAGCCAACGGGATCCGAGCATTCTTACCGCTCTGACCCACTGGCGCTGATTGTGCCGGTTCTGACTGCGCGGCACTGTCTGTACATTCCACAACTGTCGAACAAGTTTTAGAGCAGTTGTGTTCATAAATGCCTGTATTTGATCGGTGTGCCAAGCTGAAATACGCTGTTCACCCTTTTTGATTTCTTTGCCTTGTACCTGCGCTGGTTTTCTGCGGGGGATGGTACTGGCGCTGGCTTATCCTTTTTGTCCCCAATTGCGTAAATCGCTCTCGGATACCGCCTAGCCCCTTCTGCATCTACAGTCCAGCCAAAGATATAAACTCGCTTGGGCTTTGTCACGCTGGCCCTCATGAGACGGCCAAGAATTGCTCCGCTCTTGATTTTTGTTGTCCCAATTGCGGCGCATATTTCAACCGTTGTCATTGGCCCAAGTTCTGCCAGCGCCTTGAGCATTTCTTCCCCTCTGCCCCATTTCTTTTCCATCTTTTCCATCTTTTTCCTTTAAAAATGGCGGGGGCGCTGGGCGCACCCAGCTTACCTCTACGAGACCCCCAAAAACTTACAGCAGCTTTTCAATCTTTGCTTCAAGGACACCATTGCGGTGGTCAATAAGGTACTTCCCAACTTGCTCGGCAGTCATCAGGCCCTTGTCAAACTGCTCACAAGCCCAAAGCATCTCACCCGCGTCCAACTCTGAATAGCACATGTCGGACGCTGCCTTGGCGCGGGCTGCTTCGTAACTTGCCTCGTTTGCCTCTTGCTTGCGAAAGTAGTTGTTCAGGTCGTGGTCGTTGGAGCAAAACATTTGGAGTCCTTCCGGTCGTTTGGTTGCGATGTGTGTATTGTGCAGAGACTACATTGCATTGTCAATTACTTTATGAAACGGCTTTACGACAACGTCGTTTTCCCGCCCTCTCCCGGCTAGCAGCTTACGCATTCTTGCTTCTGTCTTGATGTGACATTGCAACATCGTCCTGGCGGGAAGGGTGCGGATTGCTTCTGCGTAGTCCTCCAGCACAGCTCGGATAGCGGCAATGCCTTCGCCATTCAGCCTCAAGACTTTGTGCGTCTTGTATCGCTCTCCAGCCTCTGCTAGGGCCCTTACAGCGTCATTCAGTAGCCCGCTAGCATCTAAGCACGCGCCCATTTCCGTCAAGGTCTCCATCATGTTCACAGCATCTGAGCAAGCGATCCAATCATGGAAAGTTGGATTCTCAGACTGTTCTAGCGACCTCAGCCCCTCGTACATCCTCAGCAGTTGCCACTGTTGTTTTGCTGCTGGCATCGGATCTGTGCCGCTTGCCATCAACATATCCCAGTGCGTGTAAGTCGCTCTTGCTTGCTTATGCTTTCTCATTTTTGAACCCCATGATTTGATTCTTTGCATCCTCGGCGCCCTTGCTGACAATAACAAGATGGCCCACTCCGCGCAGGTAGGCTATCCAGTCCGTTTGCTCTGGGCTGACAACACCACCTTTCTGCCTCTTCATCTCAACCCACATCAGCCATTCGGGGATGAAAAGATCCGGCACCCCAGATGTAACGCCCTCCACCTTGAGCCTAGCGGCTGTTGTGATGCTCCTGGCCCCCCCGTTTGGGATGGCAAAGATCCGGACGCCTTTGTGAGTCTGACGAAACCACTTCACAAATTCTCGTTGCTCAAAGTGCTCGCTGGGTGTTTCATTCTTCGCCATTGATTGCTTTCTGTATGCGATCCATCTTCATCTGAAGATCCACCAATTGATAGAGCGCAGATCGATAGCCTTCCCAAGCTTGCTCGGCTCGCTGTCGCTCTGCCTCTAGCAGCTTGGACATACGCTCAAATTGAAGTTGCTCTCTCTTGTTCAAAATGGCACCTCCTCAATCCATTCCGGGCATTTGTTGAATGAATGTGTGAATTCCCCGGGTGGCTGCAAGTCAAAAAGAGCGCACCAGCCCACCTCGTTGTAGTTGTCGCAGGTGTGACAGCACCTCGGCACGGGCTCTTTTTTTCTGGCTCTGAAAAGAATTACAGCTTGTGGTTCTGGCGGTCTCATTTCCAATCCCTTCGAATTACTCTGAAGAATTTGCCATCCTTTTTGTACTCAATCAAGGCGGGAGGACGTGAGCCCGCCATTGATTTCACTGCTTCATCTAGTCCTTGCGCATTCGTTTCGACTCCCGCTTGCCTGGCGATCGTCACAAAAGTCTGAGCGGCCTTCTGACCTGCGTAACCGTCGTGCAGCACCGGCAGGTACTCAGTCACCGGCGGATCGCTCAGGCCCCCGTAATACGTCACGGCGAGCATTTCCTTTCCACTTGTGCGGCCTAAGTGTTTGCGCCAGTTCCAACTCGTTACCTCCAGTTCCAGCCCCTGGATGCCCATGATGTCATCCATGTGCAACACCAATTCTTTCTTCGCTGGCGGCGGGAATTCGTGACCGCAGGCCGGGCACTTCAATGCCGATATCGCACAAAGCTCGTCGCAGTTCTCGCAAACTTTCACCGGTGCGTCACCCTCCCCTGAACCTGCCTTCTTCGGTGGCTGCACGTTGGTTATCGGGCCATGCGTACTCACCACACCGGCGAAATCTAGCACCAGGCAATGGTCAGTGTGGCTCTTTGGGCGCATCCCTCGGCCTGCCATTTGAACGTAAAGGCTTGCCGACATGGTGGGGCGCAACATGGCAATCAGGTCAATGTCCGGATAGTCAAAGCCTGTCGTCAAAACATTGGCGTTGGTCAATGCCTTAATCTTGCCTGCTTTGTAACGGGCCAGAATGCTTTCGCGCTCTGCCTTCGGCGTCTCACCTGTTACACACTCCGCGGTGATGCCATAAGCGATTAGCGTGTCTGCAACAGCCTGGGCATGCTTCACACCGGCGCAGAAAAACAGCCACGCCTTACGATCACCCGCCAAATTAACGACTTCTTTAACAGCAGAAATATTGTTCAAGTCTGTATTAACAGCGGCTTGAAGCTCTGCCTCAATGTACTCGCCACCCCTCTTGTGTACGCCTGTCGTATCAAGTTTTGCGTCTGTCACTTTGCTGCGGAGCTTGGACAGGTGCCCCTTGTGAACCAGCTCCTCAATGCTTACCGGCTCAATCAGGTCGTCAAAAATGGCGGGCTTGTCAGTGATTAGGCCGTGACCAAGGCGGTAGGGCGTGGCAGTAAGCCCCACCACTCGCATTGCCGGGTTGATAGCTTTCAGCTCGGCCAGAAATGTCCGATAGCCCCCCTCGTCTTTGTGATTTACAAGGTGGCACTCGTCAATCAGCACCAGATCAATGTGGCCCAGCTCCTTTGACTTTGTGCGTACTGACTGTATCCCGGCGAAAGTAATGGGCTCGCCAAGTTGCTTCTTTCCTATGCTTGCGCTATAAATACCCATTGGCGCCCCAGGCCAATGGAGTCTCATTTTCTCCGCGTTTTGCTCAATCAGCTCCTTCACATGGGTGAGCATCAGAACCCGGGTCTCGGGCCATTTCTGCAAAGCGTCTTTGCACAGAGCCGCCACGATGTGGCTCTTTCCTGAGCCGGTTGGAAGCACTAGACAAGGATTGCCTTCGTTGCCTGCCTCAAACCAACTGTAGAGTTGATCGATTGCTTTTTGTTGATAGTCTCTGAGCATCATCCCGTCACCCCCCACTGTTCTGCCATAGCCTCTGCAATACCTTTGTAAGTTGTGCTGCGCTTCTTCCACCTATCGGCGCTCGGTGGCATCCGGTGAATGCGAGCTTCTCTACCTTCTACAACCTGAGTTGGTTTCAGCAACGGTAGATTTTTCAGCCATAAGCAAGTTGCCTTTGTCTCACCATGCCCGAACTGCCAAGGCTGGATCACTTGATCGGGCTTTCTGATAGCGCTGCTGATAATTGAAACTGGGTTCTCCAAAGCAATCTTTCCAATCGGAGCAGCAAGAAGCAATCGAACAAACTCCAAAGCCTCTTGCTGGACTCCGCTGGCGCGTTTAGCGGCAAAATGCCGAGCACCTGACACTGCAAGATGGGTGCATGGCGGGTGAGCAATCATCAAATCCCAGCCATCGTTGATCACGTCCAACACGTTGCCTTGATAGTGGGGCCCTAGTGCATCGGTAGAAAGCAAGTCACAAGACATGGCCTCATGTCCTGCTCTAATAAATGCATCGCGCACAGTGCCAGAATATTCGCAAGCTATTAAGACTTTCATCCCGTCACCCTCGACCCAGGCCATTCAGCCCTAAGTTTCTGAACTGCTTCATCTGCACAAGCCTCGGCATTAGCCAGCAACTCTTTGCTTGAGTAGACTCCCTCTCCGGGCGCACCGTTAGCCATTTTCTTACCGCCGATCAGGTATACGGCTTGCCACTCGTTAGCGTTCTGATCCGTCTGGATGGGCCAAGGAACCAGATCCGGGTGCAGTACATGGCCTTCGCACCCTGCATGTTGTGCTTCCACCGGGATCAGGTCATCCCATCGTGCACAGTGCCATGTTGAATCACTCAGCGCAGAGGAATGGGCGCAGGTGCGGCAGTTCACTTGCTTCGTCGTCTTGCTGCCAAAGCATTGATCGTGGCCCGGGCAATACTTGCATTCGTACCACGTCGGATCCGCGCTCAAAGGCTCAGGCATACGGTCAGACAATGCAATCCTGCGGCCTTTGTCCACCAACTTCTGAGCTGCTGATTTGTCCAATGCAATGCGCTCAGTGTGAATGCGGTCATCGTCTTTGCACACTGCCACGTACAACGCCCACTCTAGACCAGTGCCCAGCATGTACGCTTGCATCTGAGCCCAGTGCATCGGCTTTGCATCCTTGACGCCCTTGTTTCGCAGGTCATTAAATGACTTCAGCGAGTGCGTTTTGAACTCGGCTATGTGCGGCGTTTTCTCCGCCCCTGGCACACCCTTCTCAATCCGAGCATCAAGAGACCCAGAAACATGACAGCCAAACTCAACCCGGCTCTGGCCCTCGCTTGGAGTCCGAACATCAAGCCCAATAGACCTAAGATCATTGACAATCTGCTGTTCTTCATTGTGACCCCTGCGAAATAGCCGCAACATGCGGCCTGAAAACTTCTCAACCACTGCCCAACGAAACGACAGCCACAGCCACCTATCGCACTTGTGGCCCAGCATAGAGGCGCCCAAGTGGGGCCGAGGTTTTTCTTCGCGCTCCTCGTGTACAACGTCAATCAAAGTTGGTATAGAATTCATATCGAAGTTTTGCATGTGCGTGTCTCCGTTTCTGCCCCCGAAGGCAGTTGCCATTGCCCCTCTTACGAGGGGCTTTTTTTTGCTTACTTCTTAGCCCAAGGAGGCGCAGCCTTGGCGCTCGCGGGCGCAGCAGGTGCGGCAGTTGGAAGGCTTGATACTGCGCCAGAAGCGGCTTTGAACCCCTTCACTTCATTGCGCTCGCCATACTTCTCATCCTCTTTTACATCAAGCTTGATGACCAGACTGCCGCCAATCAGTTGATCGGTATCCGTGACACGGGCCAATCCGATTGCCCGCATAATGTCGCCAAGTTGCTGACGCCCAATCTCCTCAGCCTTCGGGTTGGGATTCTTGATATTGAGGTTGCCAAAGATCACGCGCCCCTGGTGAGTTGGGCGGGTAATGCTGTACTTGATAGCGATGTACTCGCCATTTCCAGCCTTCGTCTCCTTGACTTCGGCGCCACTTATCGTTGCCGAGTACCAGCCAGCAGGAAGTACACTGTAGTCTTTTAATGCTTTGGGGAGTTCAGAAACGTCAAACGATTGTGAGAGAAATGCCATGATGATTAGTCCTTTTTGTTTAACAAAACGTCTAAAAATTCTTGCGGAAGAAAATGAATCGGCTTTACTTCTGCCCCCAATCCTTTTGGCGGCTCCTTCAAAACAATACGGCGAAGAGTTTGCTCTGAAACAAAATCGTATTGTTCAATCATCCAGCAGACTGGAGCTACCGATAGTTCTTCATTCATTTTTTAGTCCTTCCTTGTAATTGCAAAAGATGGCCGTGAGGCCGTGGTGGTGATAGCGTCAAGCAGAGGAGCGGTGATAGATTCGTGCGCCGACTTCCAAGCAGCCTGATTGATTTCGGGCTTCCAGCGGAACAAAGAAGAGAGGTGTTCGGTCAAACCGGCTTCCCCTGCGAGAGTCTGTAGCTTATCAGCATTTACCTTTCGGTCAAGGCGCCCAGAGACCTTTATTTCGTACATCCCGGCGGTCTCAGTCTTTGTGCCTTCCAAGTCTTTGGCAATGCCCAGGCACTGGATAAGTTGATCTTCAATCTTTCGGCGGCGGTCTGTTGCTGCCTTCTCCTCAATCTTTGCTGCTTCCCACTGGGAGGCCAAAAATAGAGCGTCGGTTTTGATGAAGATGGTCATTCCTCCTCCCCCAGTTTTTCCAACTCTTCTTGAAGCGCGGCCAAAGCCCTGAAGTGTTCGCGGTGCCCTTGCTCTACGTAGTCGTCATCTCCTTCTCTGGGGGAAGGTTTTGACTGCTTAAGGGCACTGATTGCCATTAGCAGGGCTTGTTTTAGTTCGTTCATTTCTCACTCCTTTCTTTGTTCGCAAGTTCACATATCTTTTCAGCAAGCAAATCAGTAGTTTGTTCTCTTCCCTGCCACGTCACGATGCAGATTTCTCCACCATCATCAACTATTCGAACATGCATACAACTTGCAATGTTTGATTTGTTTGCCGGTGCCCACTTACTCATTCCTTCCCCCTTGCTTTAATTTCGTCAACTATGTACTTGGCTAAATACCAGTCCAGATCCCCGGCGTAGCAGTCTTCTTTATACGCTTCTGCCACTTTTGCGCAGGCTTCACGCTCAGCAGCAGCAACAAGGGCGGCGAAGCGTTCAAGCTCTTGCTGAGTGATCGTCCAAAATCCGTTATGCCACGCGGGTTTCTTGTCGGGGTCGCAGGCTTTCTGCATTAGCTTGATGATTTCGTCTTGTGTCATTCCTTACCCCCTATACCGTGTGCTCGCTCAATGGCTCGGGCGAACCTCAAAATATCACTTGGCGACTCAACCCACATCTCCCAAAGTGTTTTGGCATCAATGGGCTTGCGCTGGGGTGGGGCGGTGTAGAGGGGTAGCGCTCGGTGGTCTTGCGTAAAGTCTTTCGGGTTGGCGGTCACGAATGCGGATGTGCCGTCTTGTGTGTAGACCATCCACGCCACCGGCTGGTGACTATCTGAACAGTCACTAGGTACTGTTTGAATTGCCAGCGCTGTGCGAACAACACCCATGGCTTTTTTTAGAAAGTGAGATGGATAAGCGGTTTGTGCTTCTTCAAGCTCCAAAGCCTCCAGCGCCATCTCTGCGGCTTCTCTTAATGTCGTCATACTTCCCCCCCAATCTTTGCAATAACAGCCCCCAGATCCGGGCCTTCCCAGGCGCCCAACCTTCCTGAACGATCCTTGGCTAACCAAGCCCCATCCCCGTCGCACATCAGGGCACGCTGGGTATTGCCATCCGCGTCGCGCTCAACACGGAGGGCCAAAACTTCATCAAAAAAGTAGGGCAATTGTTGGCCTGTTTTGTTACCCGGCATGCTAGGGGAATACAGAACTTTGCCCATCTCGTCCTGAGTCTTTTCCAATTTCGCAGTCATCAGGACGTGACGCCCAGGCAGATCACGAAATGCTCTAATGACATCAGCCATCTGTTCCTGCATACTTCCGTATGCTGCGCGTGGATCTTTGTTGTGCTTTTTCTCATAGTTAAGTACCACCTCGGCAATTTCGCTGATCGAGTCAATAGCCACTGACTCGAAGCCTTTAGCTTCATCCGACTTTGTTAGCCACTCGTAAGCCTCTCTGAGGTCGTCCATCGAGCTTATTTCAATGAATGGCACATCTGCCCCAGCAATAGACAGCAAGCCGCCCTCGGCCGATAGCACTACAGGGTTGGGTAGCGTAGGGATAAGGCTAGTCTTGCCTGCGCCAGCGGCGCCGTAGACCAGCAGCTTGACGCCAGAGGCTGCGAGTGATTTAGTTGATTTCAAGTTAATAGCCATCGTTTTCTTTCAAAAAGGCGCCGGTGGCGCAGGTGGTAGGGGTTCCTGGCGGAACGGGGTAGCGGGGGGCCTTGGCAAGGCCACTCCCTTGTATGTGGGGAACGGCCAGTGCTTCATTTAGACGTAGTCTTCACAGAGTAAACCGCCGTTATTTTGGTGTGGACTGCTACCACATCGGACCCGATGCCCTGGGAGGCGCATAGGGCCTTCCAGTCCGTTACGGACCGGTTTGACTCAACAACCGTGGATCTGAACAGCACGCCATCGTGCACTCCGCCAGCTTCGCGCATGGCGGCCTTGATGGTCTCGGCTTTTGCATCAAGGATAGAAATCTCAGCCAACAGAGCACCCAATTGATCGGCTTGGGTCAGTTGCAGGTCATTGTTTTTCATGTCTATCTCCGAATGTCGCACCGTCAGGGGATCTGTTCGTGCGATGGGTGTACTTTACGGGGTGTTTGTTAATTTGTCAACACCCCGCGCGCATTAAAATGCTACATCATCAATTTTGCAATGCACCCAGTCTCTGGCCCACTCTAGTGCGTCTAGCATGCAGTCGCAGGTACCGATCAGGGTAGAGCGGGCGGGGTAGTCTGATGACCAGATCAGAACGTAATCGCCCACCGTCGAGGCGTACACTTTATAGAAGCCTTCTTGATAAATCAGTTCCATTTTGCTGTCTCCGTTTGGCTGCTTCGTCGGGGAATCCGTTCAAGCAGTGTTGACACTATAGTTCAGTCGGGCGTATCATGTCAACACCCCAACGCAACTTTTTTAACAACAACATGCTTACACTTGAATTGATACGCGCACAGCTTCAGGATCGGCGTCTGACTGTCATTTCTGAGAAGACTGGCCTGCATCCGAACACTCTGAGGGACATTCGCAACAATGCTGATTGCAATCCGTCTCACCGGGTGTTGGCGGCGCTGAGTGACTATTTGACAAATAGCGCAAAAGCAGTGCTTTCCTGATTGCGTTGTCTCTCTTATCCTGTTAAGGTTTGTATGCCAACCAGTTAACGTGTGCCCCTAGGTGGGGGCTGGGACCCGTACACGCGGGGAGGTTGGCGCTTCGCCCAGCCTCCACCTAGGTGCTTCAGAAAGCGCCAACCATGTCCAAATCATTCACCCTTGCTGCGCCACGCAACAAGCCACCTTGCCCCGAACCCATTGGGGGCACAAAATGACGCAACGATCAAATCTTGAGGTTGCCTTAACTTACGCCTCTTGGGGTTGGAAAGTTCTTCCTCTTCTCAAAGACGGGAAAGAGCCGGCTTGTGCGCATGGAGTTCACGACGCAACAGAC